GTCTGTCCATACTTGTACTGCTTTGCTGACTGTCCCGCAATGGTCACAGATACCCATATGCCCGCACGGGTGGACACAGTTACCATTCGGGAAGTCATCAGTCGTCATCATCTTCTTCAGGTTTACCACACACGAGAGGTGTTCTCCCAATCGGGAAGTCACACGGACATGGTTTACGCTCGCCCTTTTGTACCATTGGTCACGTTTCCTTTCTTGTCATACACCATAGACAGGCAACCAATGTACCCTGCTGTGTCTACGACAGTATCGTGTGCCCATCTGCCCGCGTCTAATGCTGTCCTAAGACGGGAAAGTTTGACCGAAACCATGAACAAGATGGCTTGCTCTACGGTAAGCGATACCCCTGTGATGGCTTGGAAGATGTCGCGGGTTTGCGTGTAATCCTCTAACGGGTGGGCGTATTCGTTGTGTCTGTCACCTGTGATGAGGTTGTGTGCTTCAAGTAGAACGTCAGCGCCTTTACTCGTATGACTCATGGTATGGGTTTCTCCAGATAACTGCTCCGCAGTTGGCTTCAACTGCTTCTCTTTGCTCATCGCTTTCATAGCAACGCATCACATAAACGCAAGGGTCAGAGCCGTCCATGAACTCTGCGTCTTCAGTAATCGTCATAGGTATCCCGTCATGGGTTGAGCATACGGGTGGGGTAGTGAACCCTGCCTTAAGACCAATCTCTAACCATTGGTCGAAGGACAGTTTCATAATGTCCATCAGAAACTTTCTTCTTCAAGGAACGAAGGTGCACCAAACTTCTGTGTCACCTGCTTGAGTACCTGTTCGCTCTTGTCTACAAACACGGTATTGAAACGCATCGTCAAACCAATTTCGTCAGCCAAAATCTTGGTAGTCCACACCTTCACACCGTCTTTGTTTTCATATGACGAGATGTCAAGTTTGCCGACAACCATTACTCGGCTACCCTTTTCAATTGATGCTGCTGCATGCTCAGCCATCTGCCCGAACACAGTAACGTTGTGCCATACGGTAACTTTCTTTTCATCTTTACCTGATGTGGTAGCAACAGAGAACGTGCCTTGTGCTAGCCCTGATTGGCTGAACTTTAACTCGATTGGTTTGCCAGCGTTGCCGACAATTATAATTTGATTAGTCATTTTCTTTTCCTTTTTAGGTAGGTGATTATTTTTTCAATGAGATAAACGTCGTCGTTGAATTTACCGATGGATGTATTACACCTCCAGCAAAGTAAACCCCTGACGCATTTACCACACGACTTTTCCCCCAAACAACACGAATGGTCGTGGTCTACTGACAACCACAAAGTCTGACCGTTTTTAGTTGTTCTTGATTCTGGTTCAGCGCATATAGCGCATACGTTATTCTGCTCATCAAGCATTTCTAAATATACCGAGTAAGAAATGCCGTACTTATAAACAAACTTTCTATCTTGAAATTTATCCCAGTTTTTTTCTGCCCATTTCCTATTGTATTCATTCCGCTTAGCAGCATTTTTCTTGGAATAAATCTTGTTGTGCTTGTTAGAGCATTGCTTACACCATGATTTCACACCATATTTTCCAAATTTCTGAGGTGAAAAATCTGAAATAAAAAGTTCCAAAGAACACTGAGTACACCGTTTGGTAATAGTGTTCATGTGTTTTCTTCTTTCATTGGATGGATGTTTGATGTTGTGCTATTCCTATCACGCCCAAGACAAACATGGGTTGGTGGTTCGGAAACTTTTACATGGGTAATAAGGCGCGTACTGCACCTATCGCATACCCAACTTGTTGTGTGACGCCCCTTCATAGTTGTTAGTTTATGGCTTGATAGCCCAAGGTCCCCAGCCGAAACCGTAACGGTCTACACCGTACTGGTACACGGCTAGTCCTGCCGTAAGACAGGTGACAGGCTTGAACAGGTCTGCTGGTTTGGTGATGATGCCCTTGTCGGTCAGCCATCCAGTCCATGAACCATTCAATTGAAGTAAGCATCGGCTTCCACCATTAGGGTCTTGACGGTTGAATGAACGGTTTATGCCACGGCTTTCTCTGTGTATCACATAGTCGAGTGTGCGCATAGCGTCCTCTGTCCAACCCACCTGACGGGCGAGAGCCCACCATTGGGGTACTTTGGCGTCTGCTGGTATTGGCAATGGTTCTTCCCTTACTAAACGAACGTTACGGGTGGACGATGGTGTTCCTGTTGTCTTGTCTGCTGGTGCTTCTGCCATCGCTACCGTTCCCCCTGCTACCCCTAAACCTATAAGTAATGCTGTAAAAATCTTTAACATTTATTCTCCTAATCGTAGGTGGATACTGACATCAACTCCTTGACCTGCTCTGGGTATATAAGGAAGCCTTTCGCTGGGTTGTCTGAGTGTTCCGCCGCTACCAACTGTCTGAGTTGAGTGACGTTATGTTTAAGGTAGCGTTTCAATCGGCGTACTTCAATTATAACGAATGCGTTGGGTGAGAACAAATACACCCACCATTTCGCTTGTGTTACCTGTATTCCGCTTGGCTTCCACCCTGTATTACGTGGGTTTTGTTCGTACTCTACGAAGATACGACCATTACGGTATCTGTCATACTTCACCTCGAAAGAACCCTGACTTAAGTCTGAAAGAAACTGCAAAACAATCTCTTCGCCTTGATGTCCGAACTCTAAATCTTTGGTGAAGTCAAACTGTTTGATGTCATGTGATGGAACATAACCTTCAGTACGCTCAACACTCACTTTCTACTGCCTCTCTATACATGTCTACAGCGTTGGATGCGTATATGTTTCTTGTTCTTTCAGCGCCACAATGCCAACACCAATCGGTGCATACATGTTTATACAGTTCGTCAGCGACTGACTTCCACCTATCACGGTCTGCCTCTACTGCTCGGACGATTCTCAACTGTTCAGCATTTTGCTTTTGATTGCGCTCAGCCATGTTGTCAATAATTATTTGTAGCCTTTCAATTTCATCAGCAGCATCAGTCATAAGTTGATACAGACTTTCTGCTGTATCAGCAACAGTCGCTACTCGCAATCGGATTACAATGTCATCGCGCATTAGTATCCTGCTTGCTTCAACAGTTTCACCAAGTCTTCTAAACGCACAAGCGCATACTGGTCAGCAGGGTTGCCATAGTTACGGCGCTTAGCCACGACTATACCTATCTCTGCGTTCGCGTTCACTCGTTCGTTCTCAGCCTCATGTAACCATCCAGAAAAGTTGAGTGTCTTCTGGTTCTTACATTCCCACACAAGACGAGGGTCGGTACCTGCGATGTCACCCTTGTCTAGCGTGCCATGTAATGTGCGCCGTTCAACATGAGGGTAAAAGTTCTTCAGGTAGTTAACAACGAAGGTTTCGAAACTAGTTCCCTTGGCTCGTTCCTTGGACATTCTTCACCTCCTGTTGTAACAGTTGGCGAAGCAAAGCACTACGCCCCACACCACGTTCCTTGCACAGTTGTGTTAGGACTTCGTGTTGTTGTGCGGTGATACGCAACGCAATCATTTTCACGGAACGGTCTTTACCTGTTGGGTCTACTGTTCTTTTGGCAGCCATCACAGTCCTGTCTTAAGAATGGTGAACGCGTCACGTAACAATGGCAACTGTGATTGAAGGATTTGTCCATCCCAGTTGAGTTGTGCTTTGGATGCAACGATTGCTGGGTCTAAACCAATCTTGTCGCAAGCATCAACGAACTGTTTGACTTGCTGTTGGGTGAGTACCTTGTCTTCTTCTGGTTCTGCTGGTGTCTCTACCTGTGCAGGCTTTGGTGTTACTGCCCTGCTACCTACCTGTGTTCTGGTTGGTGTCTTGGCTGGTGCATCATCTGTGTCCCATTCTTGTTTTGTCCACAGGCTGAGACATACACCGAAGCGCATGCTGGCGTTGCGAATATAATCGGACGCTAATTCTTTGAGCAAGTCGGGCTTAGATGCTTGAACCGAACCGATACCGAGACGGCGTACACCGTGAATGGTCATCCATCCTGCCATGTGTGCCATGCCGTTCTCTACACGGTACGCAGGTAGACCGTCATTGTCGAACGCTACTGGTTCCCATGTCCACTCTGGGTCAATTTCAATTAGCATCTTTGTGACATCGGCGTGACCTACGAAATCGAGTGAGGTTCCACCGCGAGGTAGTTTGCCAACAATCTTTGGGTCTGGTACGCCATACTTGCCGAGTACTTCTTCTAGTTTCATGCCTTCTCTCCCTTGAGTAATAGTGTTCTGTTGGTTACTTGCTTACTGTATTTGTCTGCTATCGCTGGTTCCATCGCCTTCAGGGTCTTGATGTCAAGTGACTGCCAAGTCTTTCCCTTCCATGTGGCAACGATGGTTCCGTTTACCGTAGCGTATTCATTAGCACCAATCAAATCGCATAGTTCTGCTTTCAACTGGTCCTCAATTACGCCAAGTTCTTTCAACTCTTTCTTCACCTGTTTCAGTCTCATCACCAAATCAACGGTGTCATCTGGTAGTTCAACGGTGGTGTTAGTTGGGCGTTGGTAGCGCGTCGAGATGGTTTCGTATGACCACTTGACACCCTCAGGTGTGATGCCCAAATCGATGGATGCCAACCACTTTGCGACTGCTTCGATATGCTCATTCTTTTCTCCTTCTGTAATGGTTTGTTCGTGTATATAGAAACTCATGGATGAATCAAACACACCCCATGTGACCTGACTTACGTCAGCACAGATGGCTTGCTGGATTCCTTGGATGCGCCAGTAGTCGGGTAGTTCGCCTGACCATTCACGGTTCATCGTTTTGATTTCAAGGATGCTACGTGTGTCACCGTCTTCATAGAAGCCATCGAGTGTGGCAATCATGCGGGC